GCTTGAATTTGTCGACGCTCTAATTTGTGTGGTTCGAATTGATGTTTTTTCATTAAATCTTTCTTATTCCAGGATTATCTTGTACAAGTTGTCTAGCGGTTTTTTCTTTTTCTTGTTTAATAACTTGCAGACTTGGTGCAAGTTGCATAATATAATCGCCAGTGTTAGTAGAAACTAAATTAACAGTCCAAACAGATGTGCGATCAGCAGTTCCAATTACTTCGCCCGGGCGGATACTTGCACGATCTAAACTAGTATATGCTGATGGTACTGCTGGTGTAGTCCATGTTGCTGTTGCTTGATTGTTATTAACAAATACAATAGTTTTACTTTGTAACTGTGTATTAATCCCGTCTAAACCGCCCGGAAACTCTGTTAAAAAATCACTTAATAATCTGTTTTGTATGTCAGCATAATTAAAGTCTACTGCGGCATTAACTGTTGATGCAATTGGCATCGCTACATAAAAATCTTGTGCAGTATTTGTTGGAACTTGGAAAGTTATAGTTCCAACGTCCACACCGTTGTTTGTAACACCATATACGTCGCGAGTACTTACTGTAGAAATATTTGGGTCCATGCCTTCGGTACCTGGATCGGTCTGTATCCAAAATTTAAAGCCAGGTTGATTGAGTTGGAATGTATATGTGCCACCACGTGCCAGTGCTAGTGGAGCATTTGGCAATAGGCCACGACCGGTAAAATTGTATCCACCGACAGCAGTATTTCTTGTTACTGTATAGTCTGCAGAGTAAGGAACATTTGTAGTCAATGCTACAGCATCGGGACCATTGGGTAGCCAATAGTAATTGTAATAGTTTACAAATTTGTCGTAATCAAAATGCCCATCGTAGTTATACGTCTCCGATGCAAACAATCTATTATGGTTTTGTGTTTTACCACCGTAGTAGTCAATACTGTCTAATAGATCAATATATCCGGCTGTAAACTCAATGTTTTTATTACCGTTAGTAACAACAACACCAGGTTCTAATTGGTAATGCTGGCGCTGTTTTGTAAAGTCAGGTACATAGTTGTCAGTTAATTTATATGTAGGTGTAAATGTTTTACCAATATAACCATTAACCGGCTGATTAACAGAGTCCGTTGCTAAATGATCTAGTGTTGCCCCCAGGAAGCGTTGGTTCGTTGAAGTTTGAAATACCTGTGGTAAAAAATTAATAGTATTAACTAATGCCATTATTGTGTGCTTCCAAAGGTTACTCCGCTAATTTTTAATTGAGCTGCTGTTGCTGCTGACACTATGTCAACGTCATTGACTGTTGCGGCTGATGTAATGATCTCCCACGGTTCGGCATTAATTTGGAAATACTTACCAAAGAAATTGTCGCCGCCTGTGCCAGCTGGTATGATCAATACGCTGGAAATGTTTGGTGCTAATGTTGTATGCAGGTATGCTGCTAACTCTGAGAAATAAAATGTATCACCAAAGTCCCAGTTGTTAACATCAAAGTAAGCGTTAATTGCACTGATAACCTGTGTCTTAACTTCGTTGTCGGTTATACCGGCAGCAGGATTCTTAATAACTTGGAAACGTGCTTGTACTGATGGGTCCGCTTTCTGTCCAAACAATGGTTTAAATTTAGCAGGATTGTAAACAATCGTATCACTAACTGCTTTAAAGTTTGTTAATGTATTGTAGTCAATCTCTAAACTACTTGATGTAGGAGGATTTGGCTGTGTGATAGTTCCAGTCAGATCTCGTAACCAATTGATGTAACTGTTAGTGTATGCCGCTGTTAATACATATAAGTCAATGATGTTTACCGGAGTAGGATCAATACGGCTACGGCTTGGAACATTGTGCTTGTATTGGAAGTACAAGTCTGGGCGACTAGGGCCATTGGCCACTAACGAATACAAGTCAGGATTATCCGGAACACCTACCATTTGTACAGTGGATGATCCAACTATTACATTGGATGTATCAATGTAACCATCATCTCTATTAACAGTATTATAAATTTGCCATGTTACATCAGAATCCATTGGGGTTCCTGTATCTCCTGGCTTGCCGCTGATCTTTAAAATCTTAATAGTATCATTTACGTTAGTACTTGTTACAGAATTATATACTCGTGTTGTTGGATCAAAGTAAAACTTAGTATTTTGTAAGCTACCAAATGTATAAGTTTGTGTTTTATAGTTGATTGTATACAGGCCTTGGTCGTAACTAAACTTTAATACCCAACCGTTGTCACCATCTAATAGAGTTTTCCATACTTGGTTTGCCCAATCGTATGTTAAACCAAATGTAGACTTAGCTTTAATTTGATTAATTAAACTAGTGATTACATCAGATGTTAATGTAGTCTTGTAAGGTGGAATGATTGCGTTGGCGCCAGTTAAGCTAGCGTCAGTTAAGATAGCACCATTAGGAACAACTGTACCAAATGTAATATGTGTATCACTGGTACCAACTGTATTGGCAGCTGTGCTAGTTACTGTTGCATACATAGTAGTTTCGCTACTCGGTACATAAAATTGTAAACTTGCGCTTGCGGCCACATACTTTAATGGAGCATTAACTGTAGTGCCTACAGCTTGTGTATTGTTGTTCCACATTAAGTAACCGGTACTTGTGCTAGTAGAATAGTTAGTTTGCTTAAATGTTACGTTAGAATCAAAACTATCATAACGAGTTGTTGCATTAGCATAATATAAATTTTTTAATTCTATAGAATCTATAAGTGGAATTACTTTATTGTAAATTGCGTTATAGATGTCATTGGTAGTTAGGAAGTCAAACGTCGTTGGCTTGGTACTAGTAGATGATCTGATTACGCCGTCATCACCAAAAATGTTTGTAGAGCTGTAGCTACCTGTTGGGTCGATCGCATCTAAGTATAAGCTAACGCCGGAACTTGTACGGTTAACTGCTTTAATTTTTTGGATGCTGGTAAATGATGTCTGTGGGAAGATATTATAGTCTTCGCCGGTGATCATACGATTTTGTGTATAGTACTGTTGCGGAGCCGCAGATTTGATGCTATCTAAACTAGGTGCTGCATTAGCATTAGTAATAGTGTATTTTAAACTTGCTGTAACAGTTAATGTTTCAACGGTATTGTTTTTGCTGATGTACGTTAATCCAATGCTGACACTTGCCATATCGTCTGGAGTAATGCTGTAGGTAATACCGTTACCAGTACGATATAAAAATTTAAATGTTCCTTGTGGAATATTAGAGAAAGAACCGTCACCAAACACCAAATCAACTTGGTCATTGTTACGAGTATTAATCTGATATAAATTCTTATCTGTTAAGTTATTAAAAATAACATTGATACCAGGGAGTGCAGGAACCTGACTCCATAGTGTTTGTGGATTGTTAGAAACATCTAACGAATACAGCCACTGATCAGAATTAGTAATGTTGTTAGTTGCAACTGTTACATAGTTGTTTGGAATACTGTTATTAATAGTAAACTGCGTGGTGTTTAAACTTCCCTGTTTAAAAAATACAAAGAAGCCAGTATTATTGCTACCGTTGCCGTTGTTGTCATTGCGGTATAGTAAATTAAACTGTCCTGTCTTAGTTGGGTCGTTTTCGTAAATGTATGATTGGTTTACTGTAGTTGCGCTTACTGCTTCAAACGAAACAGGGTTACCTTGGATGTTAACATTGAAAGGCGCAACTGGTAACGTATTTGTGTTTAGTGCAACTGTGTATTCGTCAGTTTGAATACCATTGATTTTTTGACTATTGCCTGGCTTACCAAAGCTCTCGCTGGATACCAAAGTCGCATTAAAGATAGTAGTAAATTGTTCTAGCCAGTTATCGTTAGTGATGTCATTCCAATATACTGTTGCATTAGATAAATTAATACCAGAACTGTCTAGTACGTTTTCGGTTGTTTTAATGCTGTCAATTTTTAGCAAGCCAGACGCTGCATTTGTACGTCCTGGATTGTAGGCTAACATACGTGCTAGCTTTAGAATACTGTCACGGCGCTGTGCTGTATCAATGAAGTTTTCGCGAGCATTTAAGTCTGTGCGGAATGCCAGGCTTTGACCCAAGAAAGCGATCATGTCAATTAATGCAATGTATTCGCTAGATTCCAGGAAGTCGTTAAACGTTTCTGGATAGTATGTCTTAATATAATTAATCATACTATTACGCAGAGTTTCAAAGTCGTAACTAGTGAAGTCAGCGTTAGTGAAGGTCTGGTAGATCTTTGTCCAGTCCTGTTGTACTAAAAGATTTGTTTGACGTGTGCTTTGGGCCATATTAATTTACCTGTATCAAGTATTTATCAGGTATAATTATATGGTCAGTTAATTAGCGGTTAATTTCTTGGAGTTTGCGTCGAAGTTTAGGGATAGTGTTTCGGTCTGGTCTGACGAAACGTATCCTAATGTGATTTGGATTAGTAGTCCATTGTTTTGCTGTGTTACTGCTACTTGCCCAACACGAAGACGTGGATCATAGCCGACAATTTTGGTTACATCTGCTTGTATTGCCTGCTGAGTATCTTCGTTAAGTGGCTCAAATAACATATCCCAGATAATGGTACCAAACGTAGGTTGCATTAGCTTCTGACCTTTGCGGATATTGAAGTAATTGATTAAGTCTTGTTTAGCTAATTCGTAGTCCGTTAGGGTATACTTTTTAGCATTTTGTTTGGTAGTAAATCCGCGATATGTTGTCATAGTTTAGTATTTATTGACTTAAAATGGTCACTGCATAACGCCCGCTGTTAAATGCTTGTGCGCCATTGCCTACATTATAATACCGCCAAGCGTATGCGCCTGACCCATTGGATAGTGTATACTTAGGCTTTGTGCCTGGACCTAATATCCATCCTACATAAATCATTCCAGCTACTATGTCAGCAGTATCTTCTAGTAGTATTGCATCAACAGCCAGTAAGTTATTGTATAAATCATGTATAATTTGATCAGCTAACTGCTCTTGACTGATTGTACTAGATATGAACTCGGACAAATTTGTTACATTATGCAAGTAGTTTGATAACGAAGTGGTATTCTTTCGCTGTGTGGTTTGTTGCCAACAACTTTGATAATTAATACACGCTGTTCCGTATTGATCGTTTGATCCAGCCGCAAGTAAACCATATCGTTCTAGTGTCTTAGTAGAAAACTGATATCTGCCCAACCGATTATCTGTGCCGACTAAACTGTAGTCCCATCCACTTAGATCATACGCAATTTGTGCTTGTAAATTTCTAACTTCTGTTGCAGATAGTTGATTAACATTTGACCAATCGCTAGGAATAGTAGGCGCATCGGGGCGACCCAGCCAGCTAACTGGTAATGGGTTATCAATTGCTATTCCGCTAGCGGCCTGTATTCCTGTTGTCATTAAATGCTTTCTGTTGCTGCTTTAGCAGCTTCTGCGTTTGCATCAAGTGCAGCCTGGAACGTGTCTGGGGAACTTTCCATTACTGCTCCGCCAATGCCTACTCCCAAGCCTGTTAATGCCGCTGTTAAACTTGTTGATGCTTGTGCTCGCTTCCACGGCTCGTGTGCAGGTACTACACCACAAGTAGTTAATATAACATCACCGCCAGCTACCCAGCCTTTACCTTTAACAAATAGTGTGTCTGGTAATACTTTAGGTATAGGTGGGATTACAGGAATAATAATGCTTGGCAAATCTGGGTATGGACTTGGTCCTAGTGGGTTTAACTGTAGCATAGGACCTTGTATTACAACCGATCCGCCAGATCCCACTGTGGTTATTCCTTTGCTTGCCAATGTTGCTTTACCAATTGCTTTTAGATTTAATAATCCGCCAGCAGTTACACTAACAGCACCCATTGAACTTAGGCCAAGAGTCATGTTACTCTTTAACGACATTTGCATCAATGCTTGAGCACTGATAGTGCCTGTACTCTTTAAGCTCAATGCCGCTAGTGGACTGTTCTTAGAACCAAATGCAGTAATACTAATATTTGGTGCACACATACTAATACCAGCATCAGAGTGCATGTTAATGGCGCCCGAGCTACGCATGTTAATGCCTGCGGCAGCATATACGTTAATAGTGCCGTCTGGACTAAACTCCATCCATTGTGCGCCTGTGGCGCTGGCAATGTACAATACCTTTTCTGTATCGTTCATTAAGATTTGATGTCCGCTACTGGTACGCAATCTAATTAATTGATCTGTGCCATCTTCTGCACCGTCATCCATAACAAACTGATGTCCGCCCTGACGATATATAACACCTTCTTTAAGTCCGGGAATTTGATCTGCGTTAGTTGCTTTGCGACCCGGAGTACTAATACCGTATACGTTACTTGGGGTTTCACGCATACTACTAGAACTAATGGCACCTCGTATAGGATCTCTATCTAAGCCTTGTACAATTAGCTTTGATGTTTGCACATCGTGTGCCCAGCGTGGGGATTTTACTAAGCCATCAGAGCTAAATGATCCAGGATTTTTAGTATTATATTCTGTTACAGGAACTACGCTGTCACTGCCTAAGAATGGAGCAACCGAAGGTGATACCTGTGTATCAGAGCTACCACCAATATCGCGGCCCATACCAGGAACCATGTGATGATTTGGGCTGTCGTAAACACAAGCAAACCAGTAACCGCGACTGCGATCACCATTGATAAAAGTTACTAATACTTTACAGCCAATGTCAGGCGGAACCATCCACATGCCATAACTTTGTCCGCTAGTAGCCGACGAGTCTGGCAATGCTTGCTGACCTGTGCCAAATGTAGTTCCGTAAAACGGACTAGCATAACTTACTTTAAGTTGATTTTTATCATCGGGAAATGCGCCACCGGTGTCTACTAGTGTTACTTCCAATTGGCCCATGCGAGTGCCAGGCACGTGTGCCACTACTATTGCTTCAAATGGCCCAGAGCTAGCAGCATTACCAGATTTTTTAGCATTTACAACTGACGTCGGATCTGGTCCTGTACGTATGCTTTGATTACTTTCACCCATTTAATTGATTTCCTATGTTCTTCCCGGAGTTACAGTTTGTGATGTGCCGTTACCAACAATAGCATTAGTTCCTGTTTCTGCAATAGCTTTGTCTTGTACGTTTCCAACTGCTCCTCGTTGTGCAGCTTTAGTAGAAGAGAAAAATTCTATATAGTCAGTATTGATATATCTGGCTAGGTGTAACACTTGCTCAAATTTACCAGCATTAAATGTGCTTTCTACTCTTGTAATTGTATATGCGCCACTAAACAAACTAGTCATTGTATTTGGTGCAGGAAATGCTAAGCCGTTATTATAATAGTCAGTGTCAATATCAATTGGAGTATTAATTATTAATTGTACAACCAATTCAGCATTGTCCATACGCAGATGGCCATATTTTTTAACAAAATCAAATTGACTAATCCGAGAGTTATACGATGTACTCTTAGTTGGACTTGGTACGTACAACCAATCGTCTTGTTTAAGTAAAGTAGGGTCGCCTACTATAGTTAGCTTAACTGCTACCATGTCTCCATTGACACCGCTGTATGCCGATTTGAGTACGTCTGCTGCAACTTGAGCAGAAGGGCGTGTACCATTTAACATACTAGTGTTGTTAACGTCTCCGTTAATATGTTTAATACGCATTTGTCCCAGGGTTTTAACTGCCGACAACGGAGTAATTGCACCCGACAGTACTTCCGGTGTGAATGCTACAGTTTTAGCACTAATTAATTTATTTTCGTCGCCAGTGGCTGCCGAACTTTGACTAGCAGCAATTTGTCTATTATAAGTGTTAATTGCTGTGTAGTACGTAGTATCAAAATTAATTTTAAGATCAACAATGTCTGTATTTTTACCAGTGTACAAGTAATTGTAATACTTAACTACCCACGGACGAGTATCTGGAATAGTGCCTTTCATTGAAGGATGAGAACCCTTCCATGATGTATATTGATGGACAACATAAGTGAATGACATTGGTCTGCGAGATTTAGTCTTATCGTACACACCCGATTGTATTGCTCCGCTATAGTCAACCCCTTCGTACAATGTTTTTACTACTGTCTTAAACAAGTTAGTAGGGTCTGTTTGATTTCCATTATTATTGGCTTTTTCTAACCCAAGCTGTGTATTAATTAGCCAATCCGATTGCACTATTACTCTAGCAATTAAATCCATTACCGAAGTACCTTTTGGTATGCTCCAGGTTAGCTTATCCAATACTAAATTAGAATCCTTAGTGCTTGCCCATGTAAGTGGTGCTTCGTTTTTATTAACGATCGACGAAGAGGAAATAGCATCATCTATGTCAAAATAAACAGCGTCAGCATATTGATATCTACCAGTTAATACTTCTGTTGTATAGTATCTATTCCACTGGTTTTTAAATTCTGTAAAAAATTCAGCTACTGTTCCAGCTGTTACAGTAAAATCAGCTGGAGTAGTTGTGTGTTCGTTGCGTTGCCCTATATGAGTTGATGGCGCAAATTGTATTTTGTACTCTGCACCTTTGGCAGATACTGCCACTTTCATGCTTAGTATCGAAATAGGATAACGTTTTCTGTACAGAGCAGTTTCACTGTCTGGTATTGGTTGACCGTTATCGTCAAATCCTTTAAAATCGATTTGTAATAAAAATGGTTGCTGAGTATAGTTAATATATTTCTTTTGCACCGGATCCCAACTCGCATCAGCTAATGTATCAATAAATGTAACACCATATGGCTCAACTACAGTCATTGATCCTGTGGCGAGATTGGTGTGTTTACTAACTTGATTGAGGCCAATCAGCGTTGACAACTGCACTTCCTGCAATTGATAATTTAAGCCATACTGACTAGGTAGTCTACGATCAGTAAATCGACCTCCGTCTTCGGCTACTACATAACTTAGCGGCCCAAGTTGATATGCTTGTGCAGCATCAACATCGTCACATGCCATTAGATTGTTTTTGTCGCCAATATCAAGCCACCATAAACTCCATGAGTAGGTCCAGGATGCATAATTGTGCATTGGGTTAGGAACCGCAGGGGTAGCTAGAGGAATTTTATTTCCCTTATCTTGACCAGTAGATCCAACACCATTGATGTTTACTGGTCCAGGATCAATGGCTGTAGTGTTTGCCATTTAGTTAAATTCCGATTGCTTGTTGAAGGGTAGCTTTAGTTGGTACATATATAACAACACCAGGTCTGAAATTTAGCAACGGATCTTTTAGTGTGTCGGGATTTCTAACCGCAAATACCCACCATAAGTTACTGTCTTGATATAAATCGTGTGCTAGCAAATCTGGACGTAAATTATATGCAGAGTCGATTTGATATATTGCATCTGTTACCGCTGCCGGTATTGTTTTGCCTGCCCATACATCAAGGTATTGGCCCCAGGTGCTAGTGCCATAATATGGACTTGATTTAGAATATGTAGCTGACATTATAGGAATCCGCCGTTAGTACGATTGGCGCTAACAACATTCTTAGCGCCTTGTGTTGCTCCAAATACAGTATTTGGTCTGCCGCTTGCACCCGGGTTAATTAATGCCCCTGCTGCAAAGTCAGTGAGACTAAATCCTCGACTTTGTGCATAACGACTGTATACCGGTTGTAGTGTTAATGTAATAGAACTTGTTGTTGGCAAGCGTGTACTGTTTAATCTATAGTTAGTAAACTGCGGATTGTATCCTGTGTTAGTAGCACGTGGCTCTGGGATATCCATGTAGTCAACATCCGACGGCATAGTATGAGCAAAGCTAGTTACCAAGCAAGGAACGTTAGGGAAATAGTATTGTCCATAACCGTTTAAGTAAACCAACGGAGGAGGGTTGCCTGCTAACGGATCTTGTCCGTAAAACATTTTTGTAATCGATCTAAAGAAGTAAATTGTAGCCAATAAGTATTGACCTTCGTTAACACTTTGTACAGTAAAATCTGTAGTCAATTGGATTGCTTGTACTTCGGAGTTGTCGTAGTAATATTGTGCATAGTTACTATGAGTTAATTTTTGTGGAGTATAGTTAGCCGTATGTTGTACAGTAATCTGCGGAGTATATGGAAATACTACACCAATACGTTGTGTGCCGCCACCAGCAAAGATATTAGAAATTGCGCCAGCTACTGCATTTACAGATCCTAACCCAGCTTCTCTAACCAATGGGCTTAATAATACGTTGCTAGGATCGTTGTAGAAATAGTTGCTACCCGGGGCTAATCCAACACGCACACGCCAGTCTAGTGCAGCGTCTGGGAATATAAAACGTGGAGCAGGTCCTACTGTTTTATTGCTATATTGGAACATATCTGCTACGTTTTGTCTATTGCTAGCTGGGCTTAAGCCAACAGAACCTAATAGGCTAGACCCAATGGCAGAGCCAATTGAGTTATTACTGCCGCCTGCTGGGCCTGGTAATGATGCATTAGGTAAAACTGGCATAATATGTCCTGTGTTATACTGTATTTATTACCCGCAATTATAGGCTAATATAATGTTTGGACTATTTTCATAAAAAGGTTGACACAGCCAAATTAAATATGTTAGTATGTGCTAACTTTAAAGGAAACGCAGGTGCGCCATAACTATCTTAATAATAAAGACATTCTAAAAGAAATCCACAAAAGCAAAACAACTTACTGTTGTTTTCCAAATCTAGAAGATGCTGCATATGACATGATCTTGCTAGATGTTAGTAAAATTAACAAAAAGAACATTTTACAAGCACGTAAAGATCGTGCAGAACGTTTGACTAAACTAGCACACGAGGCCGCTGTGGCCGCAGATGGTGTTAAACGTAAAATGGACGAGTTTGAAGTCAAGCTCAAAGAAGTCAAAGATACCGATGTAGTATTCCGTGTAATGACGTGGGAACATATTCCAGTCGACGATGTTAAAAGTCGCAAGGCCGCAGTTAAGGCAATGGAAGAAGATGGCCTGGTGCGCTCAGAATACGACGATGATGAGCTAGACATTGCAGGTAATACAAAATACGTTAAATGTAACTTTCCTCCGTTTTTTCATTATAAAGTCAATGAAGAAGGTGAGCCGTATGTTGTGGGCAAGAGCCATTGGCAAGGTACACTTAAAAAGGGACACTTTAGTCGCGAACACGGCAAGATGACTCCTAAGCTAGCTCATATGTTTATTAAACTATGCGAACGCTATGCTACACGCTCTAACTGGAGAGGATATACTTACAATGACGAAATGCGATCACAGGCACTACTACAGCTATCTCAAATTGGACTTCAGTTTGATGAAGCGAAAAGTCAAAATCCGTTTGCCTATTATACTGCTGCTATCACCAATTCATTTACTCGGGTACTTAATATCGAAAAGCGTAATCAAAATTTGCGAGACGATATCCTCGAAATGAACAACTTAACTCCATCCTATACACGCCAGGGTATGAAAATTTCTACTAGTTCTGGTGGTAGCGATGGCGGCTACGATGATTGAACGAATTAGTATTTGATCTTTTCCTTTTAATAGTGTATAGTCGTAGCTATGACTAATCTATTTAAAAAGGCCGCGGTCTTTACCGATATACACTTTGGACTAAAATCAAACAGTCAACTACACAACGATGACTGTTTGAACTTTGTTAAATGGGCTACCCAGAAAGCCAAAGAAGAAGGATGCGAGACTTGCATCTTTACTGGCGACTGGCACAATAATCGTGCTAGTATTAATATTCTCACACTTCAATACAGTCTACAAGCACTGGAGCATTTAAATGCCAACTTTGAAAACACTTACTTCATTCCGGGCAACCATGATTTGTATTATCGCGATAAACGTGATGTACAATCTGTGGAGTGGGCCAAACACCTCAGTAACATTCACATTTGTAACGATTGGACTACTATGGGCGATGTTACTATTGCTCCTTGGCTCGTGGGCGATGACCATAAGAAGCTTAAAAAGCTAAAAGGCAAATATATGTTCGGGCACTTCGAGTTGCCTGGATATATGATGAACGCTATGGTTGCTATGCCCGATCACGGCGAGATGTCTGCAGATTCGTTACTAGGCTTTGAACATGTTTACTCAGGGCACTTCCATAAACGACAAACTAAAGGCAATGTTACTTACTTAGGCAATTGCTTCCCGCATAACTACGCAGATGCAGGCGATGACGATCGTGGTCTAATGATTTTAGAATGGGACAAGCCGCCTGTATATCACGCATGGCCGGATCAACCGTTATATCGTGTGTTTAACTTGTCGGACGTACTTAAACATACCGAAGTTATGCTTAAACCTAACATGCATGTACGTGTCAATTTAGACATTGATATTAGCTACGAAGAAGCTACGTTTATCAAAGAAACATTCATTGATACTTACAAACTTAGAGAGATTACAATTATCCCAGCTAAGGTTACAGACTTAACCGATTACGAAATACAAGGCAACATTGAATTTGAAAGCGTCGATCAAATTGTATTCGGGCAGTTAAGCACAATTGACAGCGAACAATTTAACAAAAATCTATTGTTAGACATTTACAGAAATCTATAGTGTATAAACTTGAGGACATACGCAGATTAGAAATTGAGCCCACAAACACTTGCCAGGCTCGCTGTCCTCAATGTCTACGCACTCCCACAGATGGTAGCGTAAACAAGACATTAAACAACGAACTAACTTTAGATTTACTTAAAGAACGTATTCCTGCTAGCTTTTGGGCTAACTTAACCAGCATTAACTTTAATGGCAGCACCGGCGACTGCATGGCGCATAAAAGTATTCGTAACCTTGTAGAATACATGAAGCTACACAGCACAGCGCCTATTGTAATGCACACCAATGGTGGACTAGGATCAACTAGCACATGGACTGATTTAGCTATGTTGCTAGGGCCAGAAGATAAAGTTATATTTGGCATAGATGGCTTAGCTGATACTAGCCCACTATACAGAATTGGCGTCGACTTTGACCTAGCCGTTAAGAATGCACAAACATTTATACTTGCTGGCGGTTATGCAGAATGGCAATATATTGTTTTTAAACATAATCAACATCAAGTTGAAGAGGCTAGACAATTAAGCCGGGATCTAGGATTTGCACACTTTTGGTTGCGTAGCTCGGGCCGTTTTACCAATAGCGGATACCAAGACGTTTATGCCAACGGTGTAGTTACTCATCGCTTAGAGCCCGCAGATATTAAACTTAATTTTGTCGAAGCAGAACTAGAATATAAAAAGAATATTAGTACTACTGCTATTGACTGTGAAGCAATCAATACTAAATGGATATCTATCTATGCTGACGGAACTGTGTGGCCCTGTTGCCATTTAATGGGATGGCATCGTGCCCACGACTTTAGCATTTCCAATTTAGTTAATAAAAAATTAAATGATGTCATTGGCGACTATAAAAAAATTAATTTACACTACAACGACCTCAAAGATATCATCAACAGCGATGTTTTTCAAGTTAAGTATCCTGAAAACTTTGCTAGTAATCAACCCAACCCTATTTGCGTAAGCAACTGTAGACGCTGTGAATAAAGAACAATTACGTGCCAATTTAGAACTAGACTACAAGTTAGTAGCTTTTGTTGACTTTGCTGACGTTAGCCACACACCAACAGCAGCCTATAAGCTACTAGAAAGTGTACGCAAAGATGTATTTGCTGACTATGAGCGTATTGTGTTTTATGGTAACTACCCGGACATAGAATTAGTTAACCACGTTGCTCGTGCTAGAGAATTACTAGACATTGGCGAGTATTTTTGTATTTGGCAAAACGAGATAACAGATGCAGGTGTACCGGGAACAGGATATCGCGTTAGCCAAGATACTTTTTGTCCGTTACTATGGAGCCATTTAGAAGTTAGACACACAGGCAACGTACACCCTTGTTGTGTTAGCGCAGACTATTTAGGCAATGCTAACGAAAGCACCCTAACAGAAATATTCCACAGCGACGCTATCAATCAAGTAAGAACCCAACTACTCAACGGAGTACGTGCCAAAGGCTGTGAGCATTGTTGGCGCATAGAAGATCAGGGGCTAACCAGTAATCGTCAATGGCACGTAAGTAAAAATGCCGAAGAGTTTTATGCCACATGGTACGATAGCCTAGCCATACGTAGCTTAGACTTAAAGCCTGGTAATGTATGTAACTTTAAATGTCGTACCTGTAATCCCACTAGCAGTAGTTTAGTAGCTGACGAGTATAGACAAATACAAATTAAGTCCGGTGTTATTGCCCCTGTTGTTGGCAATCGTTGGGATGGATATAATGAATATACTTGGGCAGAGTTAGATAAACTATTGCCCACAATAGAAAACTTAGACTTTTACGGCGGCGAACCATTTTTACTCAAAGAGTTAAAAACGTTTTTGCGTAGTGCTGTTGAGAATGATCATGCCAAACACATAAGGATACACGTTAATACAAACGGTAGTATATATCCCGAAGATTTAATTGATACGTTGTTACAGTTTAAAGAAATTGATATTGCCGTAAGCATTGATAACATTGGTGCACGGTTTGAATTAGAGCGCGGCGGTAGTTGGACTGAAGTCGAACGCAATATACTCAAATTTAAAGAGTTATCTAGTAATATCAATTTGTGTGTTATGCCCACAGTTAATATACAAAATGTCTACTACCTAGATGAGTTAATTGCCTGGGCCAACCAAATTGGTGTTCGTTATGTATTAAACTTCCTAGATGAACCAAAGTATTTTAATATTGATCGTATGACTCCAGCAGCAAAGCAGTTAGTTGCCAACAAGTATGCCAACTCTCCAGTTAAGGAGTTACGCAACATAGCCGAACAAGTAGCTAACTCTGAAGGTAGCGATGGGTCAGAGTTCGTAAGACGTGTACGTAGGTTTGATTCTATTAGGGATCAAGACTTCGGTACAACCCATAAGGAAATTGCCCAAGCGATGGGATTTAATTTGATTTCTCAACAACAAGTATAGTATAATAGCCAAATATGTTTAAAATAAAAGATCTAACCGTTAAGAATTTTATGAGTGTGGGTAATACTACACAAGCAGTCAACTTTGATCGCCAGGACTTAACATTAGTCTTAGGTGAAAACTTAGACTTAGGCGGAGACGACTCCGGTGCACGTAACGGTACAGGTAAAACTACAATTATTAATGCACTAAGCTATGCCCTGTACGGTAACGCACTCACTAACATCAAGAAAGATAACTTAATCAATAAGACTAACCAAAAGAACATGATGGTTTGTATTGATTTTGAAAAAGACGGACAAAGTTATCGCATCGAGCGTGGGCGTAAGCCAAACGTAATGAAATTCTTTGTTGGCGATGCTGAACAAGAAATTACCGATGATGCACAAGGTGATAGCCGCGAAACACAAGCAGAAATAGAACGTATGCTTGGTATGAGCCACGATATGTTTAAGCATATCGTGGCACTGAACACCTACACAGAACCGTTCCTTGCACTCAAAGCAAACGATCAGCGTACTATCATTGAACAGTTGCTTGGTATTACATTGCTTAGTGAAAAGGCCGATAAGTTAAAAGAGCTTAATAAAGAAACCAAAGACGCTATTACAGCCGAAGAGTTTCGCATCAAGGCTGTTACTGATGCTAACAAACGAATTGAAGAACAAATTGAAGCATTGAAACGCAGACAAACATTGTGGATAAACAAACATGCAGAAGAGACGCAAAAGCTACAGGTCGGAATTGAAGAGCTACAGAAAATCGACATCAAGGCCGAGATTCAGGCACACCAAGCGTTCAAGGTTTGGGATCAAACTCGAAAGGATCTCAATGAACTATCATCGGCGATTAGCCGTACCAAATTGGACATTAATCGCGAAGAAAAGACTATTAGCAAGATATCAGCAGAAATCGTTTCGTTGGAAAATCATACGTGTCATACCTGTGGACAGGACTTTCACGACGAAAAGCACCAATCTGTATTGGGATCAAAGCAGAGAGAACTATCGGCAGCTATACAGCTTAAGGAAGAACATGCTACCCTCCTGGCTGAACTACAGTCAACTCACGATGGGCTGGGCAAACTAGGACCCAAGCCCGAAACGTTCTACGATAAAGAATCAGATGCTATTCATCATCAAGCTAGTGTAGACAACTTAATTAAACAGTTAGAAACTAAGCTCATTGAGCAAGACCCTTACGCAGAACAAATTGTAGAAATGACCGAGCAAGGCTTAGAAGAAGTCAGTTACGATACTATTAACGAGCTTACTAATATTAAAGATCACCAAGAGTTCTTGCTTAAACTATTAACAAACAAAGATTCATTTATTCGTAAACGTATTATTGATCAGAATTTAAGTTATTTAAACGCCCGCTTGGGACAATACCTAGATCGTATTGGATTACCACACACAGTTAAGTTTAACAATGACTTATCTGTATCCATTACTGAGCTAGGTAGAGATTTAGACTTTGACAACTTGTCTAGGGGTGAACGTAACAGACTTATTTTAAGTTTGTCGTGGAGCTTCCGTGATGTTTGGGAAAGTCTATATCAACCCATTAACTTGTTATTCATTGATGAGTTAGTAGACAGCGGTATGGATAGTTCTGGAGTTGAAAATTCCTTGGCTATCCTGAAAAAGATGAGTCGTGAAAGTAATAAGAGCATTTGGTTAGTTTCACACAAAGATGAATTAGCAGGTCGTGTAAACAATACACTCCACGTAGTTAAAGAAAATGGGTTCACAAGTTATAACACCGATATCGACATCGTTTAACTTAGACATAGTTCAAGTTGAATTAAGCTCAAAGTGTACACTAAAATGTCCACGTTGCCCTCGCACGGAGTTAAAGCTACCTTACTTGAATCAAGAGATTACATTAAAAGAGTTTGTTAAGATCTTTACTCCTGCGGTACTAAGTCAAATTAAGTATTTGCTGTTCTGTGGGCACACAGGCGATCCTATATATGCAAAAGACTTCTTAGAAATTGTTGATTATGTTAAAACAAATTCAACAACACGCTTAGAAATTGTTACCAATGGTAGTTATAAAGATGCCGAGTGGTGGAACTTATTAGGTTGCATGCTAGATGAAGATGACGGAGTAGTGTTTAGCATAGATGGCTGGGACGATAAGTCTAACAACCGGTACAGAGTTAACAGCGATTGGGATAGTATACAGTTGGGAATTAAAACATTAGGCGAAGCTAGTCCTTGTTATATTAACTGGAGTACTATATACTTTAACTTTAATCAAGATAAGATTGAAACTATTGCAAAGTTAGCAGAACGAGCCGGATGCGATACATTCCAGCTTGTTAAGAGTGCTAAGTTTGATGGACGTTATCTAGTCAGAGGCATAGATCCACTAAAGCCTACAGAAGATTTTGTATCAGAAGATAATAACTACCGGCGTGAAAAGCAAGTATTTGGCAGGGACGATCCATTTACAATAGAACAGACTAAAACAGCACACCCTTACGCTAAATGCATGAACGGTGCTAAAGAATTAAACATAACTGTAGAAGGTTATGTATATCCATGTGGTTGGTTTAACACGGGCTATCAAGAGAATGCGTTTGCTGAGAAATATAAAAATAAAATTAACGCAAAGACACGCAGTCTTAAAGATATATTAGAAGATCCTGTATGGGATGAACTAACCAAAGAATTTAACTTAGAGATTTGTAATATAAAATGCCGCAACTGCAAGTAAAAGATGTATTCTGTAACATTCCCTGGACCGAAGTCCATATTAATGCTGACGGTACATACCATACCTGCGGTAGTCAACCTAATCCGATGAGTTTAACTCTCAAAGGACAGATTTATAATGTACACAATATGCCCATCAATGAATGGATTAAAAGCGATTATCAATGTGCGGCTAGAAAAAACAAAGTCAGAGGTATTAGCGAACCCTTATGCGGACAATGCTATGCTGAAGATGCTATGGGTTCTAGTAGCAAGCGAGTTAAAGAAAATTTAAAAAGCGGTATTAGTCAGTTAAACTTTGTAGAAGATTACCAAAATAGTTTCGATCGCAAGTATTTTGATTATTCAGATAGAAATCATGGCATGACTGATATGACTCCTTATAGTTTTCATATGAGTCTAGGCAATGAGTGCAATTTAGCATGTAAGATGTGTGGGCCAACTGCTAGCAGTAGAATAGCAGTAAAAGAAATACAATCAGGAACATACCATGGCCCAGCACGTATGAACTGGACTACCGATCAAGAAGCATGGGACGATGTAGTTGACTTTATTTGCAATACTCGAGTATTAAAGTTTGTGCATATCATTGGCGGTGAGCCATTAATGAATCCAAAATTTGAAGAATTAGTAGATCGTTTAATTGCAGCAGGTAAAACAGACATCTATTTTGGGTTTACAACAAACGGCACCACCGTTAACATTCCGCTATTAGAAAAATTACAAGCATTTCGTCACGTAGACATAGGTATTAGTATAGAGACTATTGGCGACCTTAACGACGCTATCCGTGACGGTTCTAGCACAGAAACTGTACTGAATAACATCGATATCTACTTAAAATATAGGTCAGAGAGTCATGTTTATGTAACTGTACGTCCTGTACCTAGTGCGCTAAGTGTACACACATTAGATGAATTGTATCGATGGTGCATAAGCCGCAAAGTGGATGTACTAACCAACATGCTCACATTCCCCGAGTATCAACAAATTAAAAACCTACCAGAAGAAATTAAAGCCAAATTATTAGGACAATACTCTGCGTGGGAGTATAGTGAACCTATGCCCGGTACTAGTGATCCTAGAGACCCTAATAGATTTAAAGAACATATTGACAGCGAAGTACGTGCTATTGTAAATTGTTTACAAGAGCCAGCAGATACAGCATTAACAAAAGAGTTATATAGTAAATTAACAACATGGGGGTGGTTGTCTAATCCAAAGTTAAAGAAATATTTTGAAATTTAGACAAAGATGATAACTACTATGCATGTCATGGATTTACGAAAATACTCAAGTAGAAACTTTACCCGAAGATTGTGTCGGATTTGTTTATTTAATAACAAATAACTTATCTGGCAGGAAGTATATTGGCAAAAAACTTGCAAAATTTAGCAAAACAACGTATAAAGTAGTTAAGTTAAAGAACGGTAAGAAGAAGCGTAAGAAGATTAAGGGTAAGATTGATTCGGATTGGATGACTTATTATGGCTCCAGTCCAGATTTAACAAAAGATGTAGTTGCACTTGGAGTAGAAAACTTTAGTAGAGAAATACTTTATTATTGTAAGAGTAAATCTGAGTGTAGTTATATCGAGGCGAGAGAACAATTTGCTCGCAGAGTTTTAGAAACTACAGATTATTATAACGGACACATACAAGTCCGTGTACATGGCTCACATATTATCAACAAGATTTAATCCGTAGACACAAAGTCTAGTCGCAGTAACAATCACTTTTATTATGGTACAGCACTCTGTTTGGTCGAGGTAGCTCGACTCCCGTTGCGAATTGGTGGAATACCCAATTTAGATGTGCTCGGGTGTGCAAGGATAATGCTAACTTAAGGCAAAAAATGGTCGGGGCCATGTGAAAAAGATACAACCCCAGCTTATAGGACTTCGATTCGTTATGGGGTTACTAGGGTTCCGTTGATATGTGAAGCTAGAGTAAGGGGTACCGGTCAACCGCCTCTGTGTATGTAAATACAATCTCTTTATAATGAATGACTGTGCTACTCAGATAATGCTCAATCATGTTCACCGTTTATACGGTGAATTATGACCAATTAATCTAGATAATACGAAACAACATCAAAGAAGAAAAACATTGCTGAGCTTTAGCGAAAGCAATAGATTAGCTTCGCTAATCTTGATACTGTTAAAAGAAAGGTAATCCAGATTCTTTAGTAGTTTCCATATGTTCTTTGATGATAGCACCAATCATTTCTCTTTCAGTCTGACTTAGTAACATTGCTTCTTCGTAACTAACCCCACCTCTCATGTACCAGGTAAATTTTAGAGCTTCGCTTCTAATGGCTTTTGTCTCTTTGTCTAGTTCTTCAATGAACTCAACAACCTGCTCTCTATCGAGTTGCAAAAGCCTTAGGCGAAAAAATTAGCGTAATCGAAATTTAATGGAATATCATATTCATGACTACATGCTTTACATGCAACGTGAATAGGTTTGATTGCTGCTTGGGTATTGATATTTGCTAAACGTTCTTGTATTTGGCGCATAACTTTATAGTCGGCCATATTGTAGTATTCTTTGATAAAATCAGAATCGGCAACTACAGTACCGTCTTCGGTGATAATTTCCTGGGTACTATTTGCACATACATTAATGTTTAAATCTATTAGACGTTGCAAGTACTCATCAGTTTTAGTTTTCTTTTCATCATCTGTTAACGTAGAGTCGTTGATAGTTCTTAGAATTTGTTGTTCTGTAAATGTTAACTGATTAGTTTTATTGATTTCAAAGTATGGCTGTGGGCGTAAACGAATTTTGAGCCCATCAAACTCTAATAAAGTGCTATAGTCTGGCATAGCGATTTGCCCTACTAGATTACTAATATCTAACGTAAAATTGCTCTCTTCCTTACATGCAGGGCAATTGGTATCAAAGTCCATATTAGCACCGTAGCTAGCAATGCGGATGTTTAATAATATAGCATCAACGTCAATACTAGGCATTAGCCATGCATTTTTAATGTTTGGACAACAGCTCTGGATAATATCTACAACTCCTTGCCCATTTAGTAGTGCGTCTGGTGTGCGTAGCGTAATTTCGTCGCGAGCAGTCATTGGATACACTGGAATTTCCCCTGTTACGGGTAATTCTAATGCGCCCTCAGGCCAATATTTCCCATTACTAGGTAATTTGATATAAATTGCAGGCTGTCTAAAGTGTTTAGCTAGCGGATTGTTTGATTGAACCATTTTTTTATCCCATAAATATAGTTGAGTACCTGTATATTTATTGGTAAAAATATGACCCCAGAAGAAAATGCACAACAAGAGTCGCTAAAGAAACAAACAGACGGACAAGACGCGGCTGCTAAAATGACCAAGCGTTTAATGGACGCAATGGAAGACCTAGAGGATCCTGTTAAAAGACAGGCCCGACTTACTGCTGAAACAAACAAAGGATTCCTTGGATTAGACCGTGCTATTAAGTCTGGGCGTACACGCTGGATTGATGCAACTGATGATATTAGAAAACTAGCAGAGCAGATTGAAGAAGTTACTGATGCTAGTAAAAAAGCAGAACTAGAAGAAAAACTACAAACTGCTCGTAGTAATGCAAAAGCCGCACAGCGCGATAAGTTCTTACTTGACAGTTTTGGTGAATTAGCCAAAGGTGTTTTCAATGCTGGCGTAGGTATTACTAAAAGCGTTGTAAACAGTTATCAAAGCGGTGCTAGTGCGTTCCAAACATTTGGTGATGCAGGTATTGCAGCAATTAGTGCTAGTCAACAAACCGCTGCTGGCGTATCTGCTGCTGGAGCATCGTTTGCAGGTGCAATGGCGCTATTAGCGCCTGAGACAGCAGGACTATCGTTAGCATTTGGTGCATTAGTTGGAGTTGCTAATGCGTTGTACCAAGGTATGTCAGAGCTAACAAAAGCTGGTGTACAAGTAGCAGTTAAGGAAATTGAGAATACCGCTAAAGCATATAATAGTGCTGCCAATGCTGGCGCAATATTTACAGACGGTATTATGAGCATTAGATCAGGGTCTATAGAAGCCGGACTTACTATGGCCCAGCTTAGTAAAGTTATTAACGAACAAAGTCAACAATTAGCTGATTTTGGTGGTAACGCAATGCGAGGAGTTGACGCATTTAAGAAAATTAGTAAACAATTAATGAGTAACGATGGTGTTGTTGCTGGGTTAATTGGGCTAGGTTATGGCGTTCAGGACATGGCCGATGGCATGGCTAACTAT